GCCAGAGTCCCGAGCTCTTTTCCTGTGCGCGCACCCTGGGTACGTTTATGGCGGGCCAGCTGAGCGACATCACCAGCGACGGTGCTTCGGATACCTGACAGGGCACCACTGCGCTTTGCGGCAGCGACGTCATCGAGCCAATTTTCGTCGGCAGCCTGTTTCAGGATATCGACGTGGATGGCGGGGATGCCTCCTGAGACTTCTTTCAGACGCAGGAAGTGAGCAGCGGCTTTCTCGAGGGGAATGGAGGTGTCCCGATTTCCCTTGAGAACCTTATAGAGATCTTGTTCGCTCATGGTGTCTCCTACAAGTGGATCAAATGGTAGCGGTTGCCTTCATTTCGGAAGACCGAAACGATATTGGCAGGCATGATGTCGTTCACCTGAATGTCGACGTTATCGAACCCAAGAATGGCGTTCGCAGTACCATTGCCTTTCACAGTGAATGTGTCTGTGACGACAGCCAGTTGTGGCTTGGCTGGTGATGAATCTCCGTAGTCACGCAGAACCGCGAGATTGTTCTGTACCGCGAAAATCTGATTGAAGATTTGCTTGGGCGACAGGCCGGCAAACGTAGGGTCCTGGAAGGTGACGGTCTTATCCGCGCCGTCGTTCACAATGAACGTGAGGTTGTGGAGACCGAAAACCTTGCTGTCGAGCTTCTTGCCCAGGACTGCGCCGTTCATGTAGTCGACCATCTCGAGGTAGTGTCCGAACTCTTTTGCTTTGTAGGGCATGTTGTCTCCGCTTTTTGATCGCTAGTAGATACCGTACCACGAGTTAACAGTGGAGTACTCGGACCGTACGCCCGGTCCACTGCCCATAGCCTGCTCGATATTCAACGCGATTTTCTTCTGCATCTTCTCTTGTTCGTACTTGTTCTGGAAATCTCTCCAGATGGACTGGAGCTGAGGTGTCTTGTCCGAAACCGCGACACTTATCCCACCGTCTGAGAATTGTAGATGGTTACGCGTCTGGAGCATACCCAGGGACTGCAACAAGGCCACCGCGGTACCTCGAAGAGCAAACGCCTGGTAGTACTTCGAGAACAAATCCTCGAGGGAGAAGTACCCCAGGTTGGGCGGCGTGCTCGCAAAATCAGACAAGAAGTCCATAATTGCCCACGCAATCATTCGATCTGAGTGCTCTTGTCCTTTGACCAACCTGTTCAGCTGAGGATGGTCACGCATGAAGAGGCGGACGGTTTGGATGAACGAGTTAAAGGTCTCGCTCATCCCCGTCACACCACCCAGGCCTTGTAGTTGCTGCGGCATCTAGCTTCCTTTGGGTCTATCGCCGTTTGCGCTTCTTACGCCCAGGCTCCACTGTAACACCTTCCCCAGGCTCGTCAGAACCCTCTTCCACGTCTTCCTCGTGGACAGCTTCTACCGGGGCCTCCTCTACCGGGGCCTCTTCTACGGGAACTTCCGGTGTCTCTGCCACAGGTTCGACGGCCTCTACATGGGCAGGCGGTGTAGGCGGCTGAACGAGTACGGGCTTGAGGACAACGGAGTACCCGTCAATGTGAAGCAACCCCAAGTCCGCCAAGCGTTTTGCTTGTGCGCTGAAGGCCACCACTGCTGGGATATGGTCGGTTTTACGACCACTTGGGTCAATGGCGTAGGTGCTCTTTGGAAGGAAGCGCCAACCACAGACCTCAACAGCCCTGTCTAAGCAATTCCGTACTCGGTTCATGGGTTACCTCCGCTTACGACGGCCGCTCTTCTTGTCGTCGCCCTCTTTGGACTCGTCCGAGGCTTCCTCGACCGTTTCCTCGGCAGGCTGCTCTTCTGCCACCGGTGCAGGTTCAACCGGTGCAGCTTCCTCAGACGCAACAGGAGCCTCTGCCACCGGTGCAGACTCAGCCACCGGTGCCTCTGGGACAGGTTCAACCGGTGCCTCTGGGGTGGCTTCAGGTGGAGGCGGGGGCGTTGTGACGGACGACAAGTCGACCATAGGGATGCGCTCGCCCTTAAGCTCAAATTCGACCTCGATCTTCTTGCCTGGAGCTTGATGCGTCAGCAATCCACTTGGAAGCGAATCGATGACATTACCTTCGGGCGTGACCACACGAATGAAGCCAGCGCGGACCTTCTGCATGATCTCAGCCGAGTTCTTCTCGAACTCTGCAGGACTCATCGTGATTGAACGGTCCATGACGAGACGCTTGCCCGCCACAAAGATGGTCTCGGTGTGGCGCACAGAGGACTGATACCTCTGCAGACGCGAACCAACCTTGCCCACCATACTCTCGATGCGAAAACTTTTTGAATCGGCCATTTGAAAATCTCCTTAAAAGAAAAGCGCCGCCGCCCCAATGAGACAGCGGCGCCATTGTCCGGACCCCAGACAGGGAAGACTTCTAGTTGACTAGAAGACCTCGATGTTCGGGAACACGAGACCCGACTCAACACGGTTGTTGATCGCGCCAAGGTCCTCTTCGCCCACCGGAATGACCGACGACAGGATGCCGTCAGTGTTCAGGCTGGTCGCATCACCCGAGTACAGCTCGAGCTTGCGGACCGAGGCGATGTTGATGACCGAGATCGCAATGTCCTCCCACGACTGCCACGTGATCAAGTTCGCGATCTTGTCGATGTAGAACTTGGTGTTGTTGAGGATGTAGAACTTCCCGAAGAAATCTGGCTTCGTGAAGCAGTACACATTGCCTGGACGGAGGATGTCCGTCTTGATGGTGCGGCAGTAAGCACGACCCAGAAGCAGGTTGTACTTGTAGCCGTCCACCGTGGTCTCCGACTGGATCTTGTCGCCGTTGTCGGAAACAGTCCACTGGAGGATATCGTCCCAATCAACCTCGGTGATCAAAACCATCTCTGCGCGCAGACGGTTTCCATCAAGGAGCTTGAACAGGTTGACGAAGTCAGGACGCTGCACCGGGCGAACCGTTGCATCATCCGACGTTGCCGCACGAGCCAACTCGCCCTTGCGGACGGAGGTCTCGACCACGCTGCCTGCCTGAACGTTTGTGGCGTTCAAAGCGGTGACGACGTTGCCGTTTGCCTCGGTCTGGAGAGCCTGGACAGCCGCCTCGATGTGGACCGTGAACTCACGGTCTTCGATCTCCTGGATGTCCTTCACCGAGTTGTCCTCGATGATCTTCGTGATCGGCATCTCGTACGCAAGCAGCTCCTGCTCCGTCTTCTCGAACTTCTCCGAGGAGATGGTGTAGAAGGCAACTTCTGCACGGGGTGCGCGAATGAAGCGAGCGGTGGGCTGACCACGGAAGGTCAGGCTCATCGCACGGCTCTTGGGCTCGATGTCAATGATCTTCACGAGCGCGTCGTGATTCACTGAACGCTGGCAATCTGCACGCGTGACCTGTTGCGGCGGGATGATCTTTCGGGTGAAAGATACCTCGCGCAAACGGTCGCGAATGTAGGTGCCGGCATACTCGGCGATCTTCTCTTTGCCCTCACCAGAGTCGAGACGCTGGGTGAAGAGGTCATTCAGGATTTTTGCTGGAGCACTCATTTTCGTTTTCTCCTCTTTCTTTTCCCAGGGTTACACAAGGGCCTGGAAGAAACGCAACCGACCGCCATTGTTGGCAGGCAGACGCGTCACCCATCCAATAACCGGACCACCGCTGTGAATGAGCAGACCGCTCTTGGTCTGACCATCAACCGTGACAGCGTTCGAGGTCTGCAGATTCCCACCGAGGGTGAGACCAGCAGCCGTGAACACGCGGGTGTCCGCCTCGTAGCTTCCAGCGAACAACACGGGAACCTTGCCGATCGACTGAACGTCGTAACGTCCACGCTCTGCAAAGACCGCCCATGCGTTCTTCTGGTTGCCTGCACGCACCAGCTGGTACGCGGAGTTCACTTCCACAAACTCGCCATCGATCAGCGGGTTTGCGTTGTTGGGGTTCAGCAACGACTTGTCCGCCATGGGAAAATCCCGGCGAAGAAGCGATTGCACTTCAGTCACTAGCTCGAAGTTTACCATTTCGTTTTTCCTTTTTCCGTTTCACAACACTGCACAAGAATGCTGATGGACTAACCAGCAATCTCACCAAGGAGATACGCCTCGAGCTGGCCTGCGCCATGCCCCGAAACATCCTCCGCAATCTTGGCGAACTCGCCCGAAGGTGCCGTCATCTCGACTGCCTCTTCGATCGCGTCCAACGACCTGCCACGAGCGTGCGCCTCTTTGATCTTCTCAACACGTTCCTGGTGGGCCATACCGATGTCGATATGACGGTCCTCCATACGCTGAGCAATCTTTTCAATTCGGTCCCGCTTCTGGTAGTCGGCCAATGCCTTGTTGGCTGAGGCGAGCTTTGTCCGAAGCTCGTCCCGCTCGGCCGATAGTGCTCGAAGGACTCCTGGAACCTCTGCATAGACCGATGAAGCCTGTGCAGCACTTACTTTTGTTTTTGTGTTGGTTGCCATTGTCATGTCCTCCTAGAAACCACCGCCGACTGGCATAGATGCTCCACCACCAACCCCACCTGCGGCTCCTGCGCCGCCCCCGTCCATTCCCATGCCACCCATTGAGGCTTTTTCTTGGTTTTCCTCTTCCTTGGCTGCGAGGATGGCTTGCAGCTTTGCCGCCCTCTCTTTTTCTTCAGGCGAAGCATCTTCGCCCATACCCTCTTGCGCAACCTTGCGCAGGAAGGCCCTAGCTGCAGCAGCTTTGACATGGGAGATCTTCACCCCTGCCTCACCCGTTGCATCCAGGTTGTTGTGAAGGACTGGATCCGTGGACTTCCTCTGAGCTGGTTCTGACAGAACCTCACCCATCCGTTCTTTGGGAACAGCCTTCGCATCACTCTTCTTATAATTGATCGCCGCATCGTTGGAGCCGATCAAACGCTTCTGAGTTGTGGTCTCAGAAGGTTGTGAAGGAACTCCCTCTTCTGCCTGCGATGAATCAGGCGGCACGTCCTTGCCGGCACCAATGCTTGCCGGATTGATCGCATCTTCTGCAATCTTGAGGACACGAGCCACCTTTGAAATGTTCTTGTTCACGCCGGCCTTCTTTTGGAGGGCCTTGCGAAGAACAGCACTTGCCTGCTTCAAGACGTCCTTGTTCGACCAATCCTCGCTACCGCCCGGCACGGTATTGATATCCGTGGCCATGGCCGTCTGAGGGTTGGTTTGTCCGGGTGACTTGGAGTCACTGCCGGGAGACGTAGAAGGCACGTTCTTGGGCGTTGCCTGTCCGGTTTCCTCGGACTGTGTTCCGCCGACAGGAGCCGACAGGTTCGTCTCGGTTGCATTTGCACCCGTTCCCGCACCTTCGTTTGCCATCTTCAGGAAGTTCTTGTTGCAGTAGTCGACTGCAGACGCCAACTTCTCAACGAATGCAGAAGCGGTCTTCTCATTACCGATCGACTCTTCATTGCGGTCTGGCGCAGTGGCCGGATTGCTCAGAGAAGTCTTGTTGGTGTTCTTGTTTTCGGGACTTGCTTCGGAAAGACCAGCTTGTGCGAGCTTGACCCTACGATCA